CTTTATTAGGTACCTCGGAGCTTCATAAGCAGGCATTGTGCACCTGGGCACCCACTGCGATGAGAAGCTTCATGGATGGCACTGAAGACGTGACAAGGGACTATTCCCCTGGCCACCCTTCTAAATCCCCCGAGAGCCCTACACTTTCTCCCGAAAACGCCAATCCCGACATTGAGGACGGGAAAATGGTGGGAGTCTGCCTAGAGGGAAATGAGTATGGCGAGGAAACTAGAGTATTGGGCAAATCCGCTGGAGTGGCGGAACAGAATTGTGCTACACAAATTGGACCCGACCTCATTCCTACTGAAGCTTTTACAAGCTCACTGGGAAATGTGAAGGCGGGAGTGAGCAAGCGAGTACGCCCTCCTCCTTATAAAGGAACACGAAGTCAGGAGCGTAAAATATATCGCTTGGTCAGTGCCATTATCACAAACGTATTCCCACGAGAGAAAATTGTGAAGTGGCGAGAGGAGAATCCAGAATTTGACGAAATGAAATCCAAGAAATGGAATTCTCAGAGGTGGCAGGATGCTGTCAATGAGGCACTCTCAGACATATCATGTCGCATTGAGCAGAGTGTCCAAGTGAAAAAGAATGAGGCCCTTCCCGCTAAGGGCAAGGCACCACGGCCCATCATTAATTGCGGTGACATTGGACAAGTGATCACCGCTTTCGCCGTAAAGTGCTTTGAGGAGTTGCTATTTGAGCACTTCGAGGATGCCTCTATTAAGCATCTGCCTAAAAACGACGCTATGCGAAGAGTAGCACAGCATTTGAGACAAGACGGAGCACATATCATCGAAGGAGATGGAAGTGCTTGGGACTCATGCTGTAGCTACTCTATCCGTAAGCAAACGGAGAATCGCATTATTAAGCACATCATAGATGTGCTTGGCCAGGACGCAGAAGTCCCTACTACATGGCTCAAAGAGTGCATGAAGGACTTAAATAAGCCTCAGCTGAGTATGAAACTTGGTGTCAAGGATGTCGTACTTGAACCCATGAGAGTCTTAATAGACTCTATCCGACAGTCAGGACATCGAGGAACCAGCTGCTTTAATTGGCTTATCAATTATGTGTGCTGGCTTACCGTAATATGTGAACATCCTGAGCGGATGGTGCAGAAGGAGTACTGCAAGAAGACTAGGAGGCATGTCCTCCCTTCTGAGTATGTATCTGCCTTAGATGGCTTAGTCTATATCCTCAAGTATGCATTTGAAGGAGATGACTCTGCTATATCCACCACTGAGAACCTCAAGAAGCATGAAGAAACCATTCAGAGTGAATGGAAGAGACTAGGCTTCAATATGAAGCTTCTTTATGCAGAGAGGACTTTCACATTTACGGGCTATAATTTCCTATGCGATGAGCGAGGGCCTACAACAACATTTATGCCTGAGCCCGCTAGGAATATAGCGTC